CGGGATTATGGATAAGCTCAATATGCACACATCGACTGGATACTGGAGTAAATATTTTACTCATGGAAAGACTGAAGTGTTTGAGATGGATTCGGAAGACCATTATACGTGGACCGAGAAGGCGCGAACCTTCATAATTCCAGAGTTGGATTCCACTTTTGTGGAGAGATATGAGGAGGCGGATCGCGAAATCACAATAGGTAATGTACCCATTTTTCTGTGGGTATCGTCGAATAAAGACGAGTTGCGTGCAATTGAGAAAGTTAAAAGTGGAAAGACTCGCGTTTTTGAGATGCCACCTTTGGAATTTAGTTTGTTGGTGCGCAAGTATTTTGGACCGTTTCTCAACCATATGAAGGCCAATCCTGGTTTTGAGACTATGTGTGCAGTTGGTATTGACAAGGAGACTGTGTGGAAAGCCATGTGGCAGGGTCTTCGTGGGAATAGTGATGTTGGATTTGATGTTGACTATTCCAACTATGATGGGAGTGTGACGCCCATTGCTTTTGATTTCTTTAGGGCAGTTACAGATTATTGTCTGCCCGAAGAGACGAAGCAGCAAAGACATTGTTTGTTGCATGTTTTGCAACACTCATATGTCTTGTGTCGCGAGACTGTTTTCCTGACTGAGCAGGGGAACAAGTCCGGCAACCCAATGACGGACATATTTAACTCAGTCACGAACGTTTTCATCATTCTTCTCTCATATTTGTATGGGAGAGGAGATGCCGGATTGTCGTTGGACTTTGAACAGTTCAATCGAGAAGTGAGGGCTATCACGTATGGTGATGACGTGATTTGCAGCGTTGCTCGTCATGTGAAATATTTCTCTCGGGAGACCGTCTTTAAGGTGGCGGCTGGCTTGGGAATGAAAGTCACATCGGCGAGTAAGGGAGTGGGAATCATACCTTTGGAGTCTCTGAAGGATCTGTCGTTCATTAAGTTGAACTTCAGAGAGGAGGCAGGGGTTATGATGTGTCCGCTCCCCAAGGATGTTATATGGCGCATGGTTCAGTGGACTGAGCGCGGGAATCGGATTGATTATCGGGTCCAGA